GGGATCGGGTCGCCGGCTTCGTCGTAGATGACTTTATCCAGTTCTTCCGGAACATGGCCAGTCAGTGTGCGATGAACCTTGCCAGCGTCACTGGATACGCGGTACAGCGCAGCCGTCTTGCCGATAGAGATCGGCGTACCGAGACCTAGCAGGTCATCAAGCAGGCCGTTGCCTTCGTCGTTGCGGAAGACTCGGGTGGTGATGTTGTCCACTTCACGCCAGTAGTCTTTAGAGATCAGCGCAGCCTGGTTAACTTCCAGCGCGCCGCCGTACTGGGCGGAAATGTTGTTCTGGTTAACGTTGAAGGATTCGCGCTGCATCAGCAGCTGATTCCATGCCTTCTTGATCTGGTTATGTTCAGTAACCAGCTTTTTGTTAAATACGATCATGCTCATGCGGTAGCTTTCCCTGATTTGCGAACTTTCACGAGCTGGGCTTCAGCACCAACGGTGATTTTTTCGCGTGAAAAGAAGAGGACTTGGTCGGTGGCTGGAGTGGTAGACTTGGCTAGTGTGCCGTCACCGGCAGAAACCAGACCTTCGTTTTCCAGCAACACTTCGCCAGCCTTTACCAGCATGTGGTAATCGACATCGTCTTCGCACATGATGGCCGCGCCAGTATCCCCGGCCGGCACTGCATCGCGGATATCACCGCCGCCGATATAATTGTGCTGGAGCGCCAGGGCTACCCCTGCGCCACCGGCCACATTGTGAACAGCCAGTTTTCCTGTGCTATCCAGCATTACCAGAGATCCTGGTTTCACTGCTGCCGCCATGATTGCTTCAATGACCTGCGGGTCATTCTTGCGGGCCGGGCCCGCGATTACGGTATGGAAACGAGGTGCGAGAGCCATTATTCAGGAGCCTCCATAGAAAGGATTTCACTCTGAGCGCCATTCCCCTGGAATGCCGGGTTCAGACCGGTGCTGGTCTGGCACTGCGAGTACATGTCGTTCAGCGCTTCGCCGGCCAGCGAGTTGATCGCCGCTTCGGTCATGAACGGGAATTTCACTTTGACCGCTTCACGCTTGGCCTTGAGGTCTTTTTCAGCGTTGGCCTGCAGCTGTGTTTTCAGCGTACTGATCTCGTCAGTCAGCGGCTTAATCGCCAGATTTACTGCCGCGGTAATCGCGTCAGAGTTAATCTGAGTACCCGGCTGGTCACCAGCTTTCTTCTGAACCTGCTGGTTATAGGCATCCCAGACCTGATCGTCGGTCAGCCCCTCGGTTTTAACGCCTGCGGCATTGAGCGCGGCGATCATCTTCTCTTTCATCGGGTTTGTTTCTCCGTTGGTTTTGACTTCGTACTCAGTGGGTTTGCGCACGACCTCTACTGAATCGCCGACCAGCGTGACAGTGCTGTCGTCGATGAGGTATTTTTGCTGGAAGAGCTTATTGCCCTCTTCGAAAATGAATTTGTCGGGCCATACGGTCACGACATAGCGATAAACATCGCTGCCTGACGGCGCGCGAATGGCTTCCCGCAACATCTGGTAGATTTCATCGAAGGAGGCTTCTGAGTTATGGGTGAGGAAGAACTTAACTTTGTTCAGCAGGCCATCTTTGAGGCTATTTGCCGCATCAACGAGACTTGCAGTTTCGACTTCGCCTTCCTGACCATCGGCATTCACGAACATGCCTACGCCTTCTTCTGGAGTACCGGCGCCCGGCTCATCGAGCAGGATAGCGATATGGTCGAACTGCATATTGCGAGCAATCCATGAGTACTTCTTCTGCTTCGACTCGCCTGACTTTCTCTCTTTGTTCGTGAGTAAGCCGGTAGACAGGTGGATCGGGTCGGTGTTGGTGCCAGCGATCATCTCATCGAGGCGAGTAATCAGGCGTTTCCCGTCAGGCTTTGTCTCGGCGACCGCCTTATTGATATAAACGTCCATGACGACCTGGTCGCCTGACTTGCTGACGTTCTGCGCCCATGCTCCGACGTGATAGCTGTTAATGGCCCGCGGGTCATTGGCGCTGACATACTTGCCATCTACCATCGGGTGCGGAAGAGGCATCAGCTTGCCTTCCATCGTCTGGTAGCTGTTGTTAATCTCCTCCGCCGGGTACAGGCCGCCATTCATAACAATGTCATCGACAATCGGAACCGCACCACGAATGACGTAGTGCTCCTGGCCGTTGATGGTTGTCGTTGAGATGTTGGAGGCGTTGATGGCGAGGGATTTAACGTGGATGCTGGATAGCTTCACGTTGCGTCCTCTTAGGGTTGTTTTGGTGGTGGCAGCACTTTGCCTGATGAGGTTGTGTTACTCGGTTGATACCCACTCAGTGGCGCTGGCCGGCAGCCACCGCAGAAACGCGCTGGTGCAGGAACATATTTACTGCAGCGATGACAGGAGCAAGGATCTACCGAACCAGAACCGGCTGCCATTGCAATCAGAACCACGATAAGTAGCAGTAACAGAACAATGACTACGTTCACGCGGCCTCCTTAGCGGTCCACTGCTGGCGCTCTTTTGCCAGCTTCTCAGCTAACCCCTGATTGAAAATGCTGCCGTCGTCGTTGAGCAGCACTGGAATCTGGCTGCAATAGCAGTTGTACCGGTTGCCGTTCTCGGCGTAGAAGTCTCGCACCTGCTCGGTGGTGTAGACCTTTCCGTGACGGCTGGCGTGCCAGCTGCGTGTCGTCGGTTTGAGTGCCGACAGCCACAGAAGGCCGGTATTCAGGCCAAGCCGATCCGCTGCCCAGTCCGTTTCGTTCCATTGCGCCTGCCGCAGCGCGCCGACCTGCTCAGTCTGAGCAATGGTCTTGGCCTTCGACATCGAAACATCGAGACGCTTGCTGATGACGCTGGCCGTCTCGCGAGGATTCACCCCGCGCGCTACAGCATCGGTGATGATGTTGGTTAAATCGCCGCGGGCTGTATCGCTGATGACCTTCCAGTCACTGAACGTTGTCAGTCTGGCGGCTGCTACCTGATTAAGGTGACCAGGGCTGCTTAAAAGCTGCTGAAGCGTCGTCTGGCTGGCGTACACCTGCGACTGCTGCGAGAGGTTGTTGAAGGCCTCCAGCGTTCCGCGCTGCGCCTCTGCGGCGACGTAATCCATCGCCCAGAGGTTTTGCTCGCCGCCTTCCAGCAGGTAATCGTCGAGAATGGACTGTACCGCTTCAAGCAGGTCCGCCAGTTCCTGCGCTGACATGTCGTAGATGAACTTGCCGGCGTTGACCTGGTAAAGCCGCACATCTTCGCCGTGGTCGTGGCACAGGAAGTGCCAGTTGTGGCTGTTAACCTCTCGCTCACGCCCGGTCAGGCGCTGGTCGAAGAGCGATTTCAGAGCGCGCTTGATGCCGAGATACCGATCCTCGATATCCCGGAACACCGCGCTGACCTGCTTCGCTGACCGTGTCGGGTCAACCTTGCTGCGCGGAACTATCGGCAGCCCCACCTTTGCCGTCTGCTCCGGTGTCATCGGCCAGTGGATCATCGGTTGTCACCTTGTCATTCGGGTTAGGTGGTTGCTTTGGCTCAGGCAGAGGGTCGAGGCCAACAATCTCGCGAAGTTCGTTGGCTGTGAATGGCGGCTCGCCACCATAGAAGCCCGACGTTTTCTGGACGATATCAGCCAGTTTCGAAGCGTTCTCGATTTTCTCTTTCTCGCCCGGAGCCAGCAGGTCGGTCCATGAAATGGTGACCTCTCCATTTGTCGGCGGATCGATAATGCCCAGTGTCCAGAAGCGTTCCAGCAAGGCAGTGATTCGGTCAGTTAGGAAGCCGTTGCGGCGGGTATTGCGGCGAATGGCCCAGTCGGTTTTATCCTCATCGCTCGCCAGGCGCCCTGTCTGCTGTCCAAACAGGATGGTGAACGGGATTTGTACTGACGCCGCCAGTTCGTTCGCGGTGACCTCCCACGTCGGCCCCGGGTCGCCGGGCGTAACGCTCAGAACATGCATCTGCCCGGCCTGCATGACCGCCGCCGCATCGGTGCCGCGGTTAAGCTTGTTGACCTTATCGCCCATCGCTTCGCCGAGGTCAGCATAACCAGCTTTCTTCGCCTGGTCGGCAAGGGTGGCCATGTCGGTTTCTTTGCTGAACTCGACAGCGATCTGCCGGCTGGCGTTCTTCAGGAAGCCCTCAGCGCCACCGCCGGAAATCTTCTCAAGGTCGAGCCCTTTGTTGTATCCGGCCTCAAGCAGCGGGATACCCGACAGAACGTTGTCATCCTCTGAGCCTTCGCAGAACAGGATCACCCTGCTCGGATGCACAGGCTCACCGCGCGTCGGCCCGACGAAAGCCTCGTCTCCAACCGGCTGCTCGTTGAAGTTGAACATCTTCGGCTGGCCGAAAGTCTCGGACTGGCGATCGTTATCCCATTCGGCAACTGTCAGCTGCGGCTCCCATACAGGGATCAGCTTAACCAGAGCTGCTTCACCGAGCTTCTTCACCAGAGCGGTGTCGACTTCCTCATTCCATGGCCGGTTATCTTTGATCTGCAGTAACAGCGCGGAGTAGCGCCCCACCATATTGCGGCGATCGGCATCCTTCACCTTCGGCCACCATTTTTTCATGAACCTGGTGACGTTCTTTTCCCACGGGTTGGTTTTCTTCGCCTCCTGGGACTCATCACCGTCAACGATGACCGGATAGTCCTGCCAGCAACCATCCAGAAGGCGATGCACAACAGCGGAGCCTACGGCGTTGCGCCGGTACATGTTGTAGAAGTCGTTAAAGGTGATCGTGCGCGGGTAGCCGAACTCCTGATAGAGCGTCGGGCGCTTTGTGTTCCCGCCACCGATCCCGATGGAATTCAGGTAATTCGCTCGCCGCATTTCAGTGGCGAGATTGTTCACAGCCAGTTGAAGGCCGTTATCTTGTTCGCTCACTGGCGATGCTCCTTAGAAGAATACTGCGCCGACTTGCGCTTTGTGCTTGATATACCCGTCCAGACCGTACCGGACACCGTCCCAGCAGTGGTTATTCTTGTCCTCTATGACCGGCAAGACTTCGCCAGTGATCCGGTCAGTTTTGTACGAGTAGAGCCGGGCCTCTTTCGCCGTCTCTTTGCAGCGTGGGTGAATGATGATTTTCTTAAAACCACGCAGGCAAGTTATCCCATCCTCAACACTACCCTGCCATTTCTGAGCTGCTGAGATATTGAAACCCTGGCCCTTGATATGGCTGATAGTTTCAGGTCTGGAGTTGTCGGCTTTGATAGGCCATTTACGAGCATCGGGTATTCCGGGGAATTTCGCCTCGTCAGTAACCTTCCAGTCTTCAAGCTGTTTCGGCGTGGCATCGGTTTTTCCAGCGTAAAACTTCCACATGTCATCAAGCTCTACACCATTGCCGTAGGCCTCGTATTCGATGTAGAGGTTGTTATCCAGAATGAACATCCTAATAAGCGTGCTCGGGTCTTTTGCGAAACCGAAGTCGGCGCCGAACAGCAGGCGCTCTGATTTCTTCCAGAGGTCGTCTTCAAAGCTCTGCACGACGTATTTATTCGCCAGCACCTGCTTGTCTGAGTTCTCCAGATAGGCGCCTTCCCAAATCCACGCATAATCGGCGTAGTCGAGGTTTTCCAGATCTTCGAGGCGCTCTTCTTCGAGTACATCCGGGAACCACGGATTGT